CTACTTTTCACCGAGCCATGGTAGGTCCATGCTGATCCCTGAAACGTCCGCGATGACCTCCTTGATGTAGATGTCGGTGGTCTTGCCCGACGTGTGCACCAGGCGCCGCTGGATATCGTCGCGGTGCTCGCCGCGCCGCGCCGCATCCGTGGCAGCCAGCGCGCGGATGTCCTTGAACACCACGTCCTCCGTCATGCCGATGCGCTCCTTCGCCCTGTCCCACATGGACGACAGGCCTGTCTTCGTGTACGCCCCACCCTGGCGCGTAGGGAACAGGTAGCGGCTTTTGGCCGCCTTCCCGCCGTAGGTCTGCTTGATCCGGCGCGCGCGGTCCAGCACCTCCTGGATGGCCGGCGTGACCGTGATATCCACCATCTTCCCGCTGGACTTCTGGGTCTTGCTCGGCTTGATGCGGATCCGCCCGTCCTCGATCTGGTCTTCCTTCAGCAGGCGGATGTCGATGGCGCGGGCCCACAGAAGGTAAGAGATGTCGATGATGCAAGCGAACATTGGCCCGCTGGGATTGGGCTGCGTCTTGCCGGTGTCGGCGCGCTCCTTGCTGGTCATGCCGGCCGCCCGGATCGCGCGCACCTGGTCGTGCGTGGCCAGTACCTCGCGCCGGCCGGTTTTGTAGCTCGACATATCCAGCTGGTCGATGGGGTTGTCCTGGCGCAGCCCCAGCTCGCCGATGATGAACTTGAACAGCTTGCTCATCAGGGCGGCCAGCTTCTTGGCGGTGTTCGGCGTGGCGCGGTAGTTGTCGCGCAGGAAGCCGGAGCAGTCCTTGGTGGTCACTGCGGCCGCATGGAACTCCTCGAACTCGTCGGCGATCACGTCCAGGTAGCGGCAGTAGGTCTTTTTCACTTCCTCGCTGTAGTCGCCCAGCATGTGCGCCTTGAACTCGGCGCAGGCGTACGCCATCGAACCTTCCAGCACGCGCTTGTCGCCCTTCAGCGCCGCCAGCGCCATGAGCATCGCGCTCTCGCCGTCAGCGGCGCTGCACAGGCGGATCCACTTCTGCTCGCGCCCGGTGGCCGGGTTCCGCATCGGCAGTGCGGGCAGGAAGTAATACGCGCCGTGCTTCAGGTACACGCGCTGGGGGAGGGCCTTGTTTGCTTTTCTGCGGCGGTTCATCGTCTTGCGGACTTCCGTTGTGGGGCCGGTGCCGCGCTGGCTGCCGACGGGTGGATCAGGTGCATGCGCAGCACGCGCACGGTGTTGTCGTGCAGCCGCAGGGCCGGTATGCCCAGCAGCTTGAGCGCGCGCAGCTGGAGCGCTGGGCGGCGGTAGTGGGTGAGCTGGTAAATCTCATCATCCGAGAGGATCAGCTCGTCCATGGTCGTCATAGCGGGATTCCCCTTTCTGCTTGTCGGTTGTTTATTGGGGTGGTTCGACCAGGGTCAATTCGCAGGGCCGCACCGGCTCGGCGCTGCCCTCCAAGTAGACGGTCATTTCGCTGTCACCCTTGTGCCAGTGCAGGCCCGCAATGAAGTGCAGCAGGCCGCGATACTCCACCTGGCGCGCCAGCTGCTTGGCGCGGTGGAGCCGCAAGTCGTGCTTGTCGGCCTCATCCTGGGACATGTCGGCCATGGCTCACCACCAATTCCAGAGCGCCAGCACCAGGAACGTGCCGTAAATAGCGGCCAGCTCGCTGATCATGCGGCGGCGCGGAGCCTTTCCTGCCGTTGCTGGCGACGCAGCGGGCTTCGCCGGCAGTCCCAGATATTCGCGCCACGGCACTTTGGCGCCGTCTACCATAAAGCCCCAGGTGCCGCGATAGCGGCCGGTTATGAACATGGTCCATGCACCGCCCGGCTCCAGGGAGGTGATGCGGTGGTACTCGCCGTACTTCAGCGTCGCTGTGTCGCCGGCCAGTCGCGTGTAGAGGTGGTAGACCCTGTTCTCCCGGCGCGCCTCGGTGTAGCCGCCCTTGAGCACGATGGTGCGGGCGTTCCACGGATGGTCATGGAGATCACGGTCTTGGTCCGGCAGCACGATGTGGTGAATCCGGATGGAGATCGGAAACCGCCATGCTTTGCGGTCTGCGCCCGACTCGCCGGTGTCCGGGTAGGGGTTGAAGAGCCAGGCCCGGTCCATGTACAGCTCGCCGTCCTTGATGATTGGGCTGTACGGTGTGCGCTGGGCGCGGCGGATGAGCCACTTGGCTACGGCGGGGCGTGCTGCGATCTGGGCAATGAAGTTCCATATTGGCGACGACATGGTTATACCTTTCAAAGTGTACGGAGTTGCTTGCTCAGGCGGCCCTGGCGAAGCGGTAGGGCGGCTGATAATTCGCGGCGATCACAGCGCGGCCAAGTTTTGGCGGCACGGCGTTGCCGCACATGGAGACCTGGGTGGCCTTGCTGAAGACGCGGCCATCGTGCCCACGATCGATGATGTAGCTGGGCGGGAAGCTGCTGGCGTTGTACAGCTCGCGCGGCGTGAGCATGCGCAGGCAGATATCGACGACGACATATGGGTCGCCCTTGATCCACACCGTGACCACCGCCAGGCGGTCTTTTGTGGTCGCGGTGGCCATCGGCTCGCGCAGGTCGCCCCATTGCCCGCCCTCGCCGTAGTACCGGATCAGGAATGCGGCGCAGCGCAGTGCGCCTTCCTCGGCTTCCGGTGACAGCGTGTATTCCACGACGGCATGGTGCTGGCCGCCGGCGCTGATGGTGTGGATCGGCTCGCGCAGATCGCGGGCATCGCAATTGCCGCGCAGGTGCAGAAGGTGTGCCAGCACCGGCCGCTGCTGACTGCCGGTGTTCGTCACGGTTGATAGCGGCTCGCGCGGGTCCCGCGCTGGCGTGCTGTTGAACCCGCTGTTCGCCTGGTCGATAAACGCGGCCACCAGGGTCGGCTGCACCACTGCAAGTGCTCCGCCCTTTGGCCACGCAGTGATGGTGCGCAGCGGCTCGCGGATCGAATCGATGGTGTCGCGGGACCAGTTGGCGATAGGCACGATGAAGGGATCACCGCTGTCCAGTACGTGCTTTTTCAGGCCGAGCGCAATCCGGTGCATCGTGGCGTCCGCGAGCGGCTTGGGGCGGTCGAAGATCGATTTCCCGGGCAAGCTCCAGTCGATGTGCTTGCTGACTGCCTCCCAGCGCTTCTGGCCGCGCTTGGGCACCTTGAAGTGGGTTGGTTCTGGCCAGATGATGGGCGCGCCGTCGCAGCGTGCCACCATGATGAGTCGCCGGCGCGTAGTGGGTGCGCCAAAGTCGGCGGCGCAGAGTATGCGGTCTTCGACCTCGTAGCCATTCGCTCGCAGCAAGCTGATGAACTTCTTCCACGTCTGGCCAATACGTTTCGGGTCGGGCACCAGGAACTGCTGCTCAACCGGCACGCGCTCGCCTGGGGCTGCGACGCTTCGGTCGAGCTTGACCACGCGGCCGGTGGTCTTGCAGCGCTTGGCGACGAGCGGCCCCCACTGGCGGATCTGCTTGACGTTCTCCAGCGTGATGACGCGCGGCCGCTTCTGGCCAGCCCAGCGAATCCCGATCCAGGCCAGCCCCCGCAGCTTCTTGCTCCGAGGCTGGCCGCCTTTCGCCTGGCTGTGGTCTGTGCAGTCGGGGCTCATATGGAGCAGCCCGACGGGGCGGCCACGCGTGACCTTGATCGGGCAGACGTCGAACACGTCCTGACAGTGGTGTTCGGTTTGCGGATGGTTGGCGGCGTGCATGCTGCATGCGTCGTCGTTGTGGTTGACCGAGATATCGACATGGCGGCCGGTGGCCTGTTCGATCGCTTCGGACATGCCGCCGCCGCAGGCGAATTCATCGACGATCAGTTCGTCGTCAAGAGGCAGAATGAATTGAGGTGCGCTCATGTTGATTTCCTATAGGTCTTGGTGAATGCCTGGTTGACGCTATGCCCGCGCCGCAGCACGGCACGCGCCAGCGCGGCCCTGTCCTGGTGACTGGCCGACGCCTGGCGCAGCAGGCCGAAGTAGCTGTTCGCGGACGTGTAGACGTCGTCCGGCTCGATGCGGCTCACGCGGTGGATGGCCTCGTTGACGGTGCGACGCCGGGTGTGGCTGCGCCACGGCTTGATCACGTGGCCGACGAAGTCGACGCCGCGGTCCACCGGCTGCAGGATGGTCTTGGACGGGTTCAACTGGGCGTGCAGCACGTCCGGCAAGAATTGCTCCACGTCGGCCAGCGCCGTGTTGAGCCACTGCGGTGATTCGTGCAGCAGCACGAAGTCATCTACGTAGCGGATGTAGTGCCGCGCGCGCACCTGGTGCTTGACGTGCTGGTCCAGCTTGTCCAGGTAGATGTTGGCGAAGAACTGCGACGACAGGTTCCCGATGGGGAGGCCCAAGTGCGCCGGCTGGTTGCCCAGCCGCTTGTGCGCGGGAACGCGGTGCAGCAGGTGCGGCGCACCGCGCAGCTCGTAGTCCAGGCGCGGATCGTGGAACAGGATGGTGTGCGCCAGCTGGCGCCACCACGGCGCCGTGACGCGGGCGGCGATCTGCTCCCACAGCACCAGCTTGTCGATGCTGACGAAGAAGTTGGCCAGGTCGCATTTCAGGTACCAGACTGGCAGCATCCAGTTCTGCGTGGCGCTGCGGATCTTCGCCTCCAGCCGCTGGGCTGCGTAGAGTGTGCCGCGCCCTGGAATGCACGCGCAGCTGTCCTGGTTGAACGAGGCGTAGAAGCGCGGCGAGATGCGGTTGTACAGAAGGTGGTGCACGACACGGTCCCGGAAGTCCGCCGCCCACACTTCGCGGGCTTTGGGCCGGGTGACGACGAAGCAAATTGAGCGGCCAGGGCGATAGATGCCGGCGGCCAGCTCGTCGTGCAGTTCGATCAGATTGCGCTCAAGGTGCAGCTCGAAACCCAGCGCGCTGGCCGAGTTCCGTTTGTTGCGCCGGCAGTCGAAATACGCGACCGCCAGCTCTTCGAGGGTGAAGTCCGCTTCGTATTGATCTGCGGACAGCGCGCGCCCGGCCCTCGGCCGACTTGTGGTTGTTGTTCTGGTTGCCATCGTTGAAGTTCTGGTTCCACGCGTTGTTAGGGTTCGGGGCGTACTGCGTCCATTCGTGCTATCTACGTCGCCCCGCCGAAGGCCTGCGGCCGATCAGCGGGGAAACTGCGCCAGGCCTGGCCGGACGCCGCCGGCTGGTTCCTGTGGTGCGCATGGCGGTGGCCTTGTGAGCCAGCGGCACGACCAGATTAAAAATCGCACGGTCGTCACCGCCTTGACGGTGGCGCTGCAGGCGACGATGCGGAATGCTTGCGCCAGCCATTGCCTTGCCTGCCGATCTTGTCCGTGAGCTCGAAGCCCCGGCTGTACTGGCCGGTGGAGATCGCGCGCAGGTCGCGCGCCAGGCGGAACAGCAACTCCGTCACCTGGACTCGCTCCAGCAGCATGTCGAGGTGCGGCGTTTTCGCCGTGGCGCAGTTGGCGCGGTAGACCAGGATGGTCAGGTTGAAGCACTCCTCGTGCAGCTTGCGGCCCAGGGTGGCCTTCAGCTCGCGGGGCATGTGCTTCGTCAGTTCCATGGTCAGCAGCATCAACTCGTAGGTCAGCTTGTAGATCGGTAGTTCGGTATGGATGGCCATCGAATTAATGAATCACTGAATAATTAATCTGCGGACAGCGCGCGCCCGGCCCTCGGCCGACTTGTGGTTGCTGTCCTGGCCGCCACCGACGAAGACCTGGCCCCACGCGTTGTCAGGGTTCGGGGCGTACTGCGTGCTGGACCAGTACCAGCCCTCGGCGAACAGCTCGGGCACGTTCGTCCACAGCAGGCGCAGTTCGCGGCGGGACGGCAGGTAGAAGTCGCACAGCTCGCCAATCTCGATATCGGCTGCCCATTCGGCGGCTGGGTGCGAGTGCTCGGAGCGGATCAGTGCCACGGTGTTGGCGAAGCCATCGAACTCGCTGCAGGCGTCCTTCATGTCCTGCCCTGGCGAGCCCCAGGCGATTTCAGCGTTGTAGGCGGCCGGGTCGGTGGGTACGATCAGGTGGTAGTCGGACTGGCCGTCCTCGCCGCGCATGATGCCGGCGTAGATACCGCCCTGGCCCGGCCACTCAGCGCCGATGCGCGGCACGGCCATGAAGGGGGCTGGCGCGGGCTTCTTGCCCATCACGCGGTCCAGCCAGGCGCCTACCAGCGAATCGGTCGGCACGGTGAGGTGGCCGTCGCCGATGTCCACGGTGATCATTTTGTGCACTACTTCCATTTTTTACTCCAGCGGTGTGGTTGAGCGCCGGGCTGCTCGCCCGGTTTGAATTGATGAAGGACTAAATTGGCAATCTGCGGACAGCGCGCGCCCGGCCCTCGGCCGACTTGTGGTTGAGGCTCTGGAAGCCATCGTTGAAGTTCTGGCCCCACGCGTTGCCAGGGTCCGGGGCGTACTGCTCGGAAGACCAGTACCAGTCCGGCTGGAACTGGTCCTTCAGGTTGCCGAACAGGATGGCCTGCTCGCGGCGGGTGGGCAGGGCGCCGCCGACTTCGGCTGCCGCCGCCATGGCCTGGTCCCAGGTGAACTGCTTGTTGTCGCGGCTGGCGATCAGGAACAGGTGGTAGTCGGGCTGGCCTTCCTCGCCCCGCACGATGCCGGCATACATGCCGCCGTCGGCTTCCGACTCCTCGCCGATACGCAGGTATTGTGGTTTCAGGGCAGTGGCCGCTTCTTGGGTGATGGTTTCCATGTGACTCTTTCGTGATGGTTACGCGCCGACGGTGGCGCAAAATACTTCTACTTGTGCTACTGCCTTGTTCAGCTTGTTCAGCGGCAGGAAGGGCAGGCGGGCATCGACGCCCGCCGCTCCCTGACGCAGCGCCAGCGCTTCGCTGTCCGTGAGCCCCACCTTGCCGATCCGCTCGAAGCGGTCGCAGATGGCGTTCATGGTCCTGCTGGAGCTGTCCAGCGCCGGGCACTCCATACCCGCCGTGGCCAGCGCCGCCAGCATCTTCGATACTTGGTTGTACGAATCGGGCGACGGCGCGGCGATCAGCGTCTCCACCGACGTGCGCAGCTCCAGTGCCAGGCGGTCCCGGGCTTCGGAAGTCATAGGCACGTTGCCCGGCGGGAGTTGGCGGCGCATGGCGACTACGCGGCGACGGCGTGCTGCAGCTGCGCTACGGGCATGGCCCATGGCTCGCCGTTGAGGGTGCCCGGCACCTTCACCAGCGCCACGCGGCAGCCGTTGCTCAGGTCCGTCTTGAAGCTCAGCACCTGGCCGCGCTGCGGGCCGTGGTCGGTGTCGAAGCTCACGGGCGTGCCGATAGTGATGTCTTTAGTCTGATCCATCGTTCGCTCCTTACGGCCTGCCCATCAGCACCGTGAAGCCGGTCGCCTGTGCCGATGCCACGTAGCCAGCGAACGCTTCCTCGATGGCGTTTTCAGCGCGGTCCAGTTCGTACCAGAACTTCACCTTGCTGGCGGTCAGGCGGTACTTCAGGCGCGCGCGGATTTTGTAGCCAACGCCGTTCTTGAACAGGCGGAGGCCGATAGCGAATTCACGCGGGATTTCCAACGTGCCGTCGGCGCCTGCGGTGGTGCTGACGTTTTCGCTGTAGCCCAGCTGCACCTGGCCGTTGTCCAGGCGGCGGTGGCTCTTGAAGCTCACTTCGGACTTTGCCTGCAGCGTCAGCGCCACCGCCATCAGCGTTTCGCCGGACGGTTCGGCGATATCGGCGATGTTGTCTTCGAGGAAGGTGGCGAATTCTTCCTGTTCCATGGCCTTGCCGCTGTGCGACAGCCAGTTGGCGAACTCGCGGGTGAGCTCGGCCTTGTAGACGGCGCGGTGATCGCGCCAGCCTGGCGTCTCGTCGTCGGAGTAGTGGTCGTTCAGCACCGCCGTGAGGGTGCGGCTGGCGGTGTCTGCGTAGATGTAGCAGCGGGTGTTGCTAGCCTGGTCCAGCAGGTACTTGCTCAGGCTCTCCATGGAGTCGAGATGGCTCGTACCGGCCTTGCGCTGGGGCGTTTCCGCGACGGCATGGATCACCTTGGTGAGGTCGATGTGCTGGTAGCCGGCTGGGGCCACCAGGTGGAAAGTGCCTTCGATCTCTTTCACTTCGGCGCCCGCGTTGGCGAGGTCGCGGATAGTAGAGATCAGGTCGTCGTTCGCTGGGGTGGTGGACATCATTTTGCGGCTTCCTTCAGATTGGATGGTGGTTGGGTGCTGGCGTCGCGCAGGTCCAGCATCGACTGGCGCGGGTGGTTGCGGGACAGCTCGTTGTCATCGGTGAGCCAGTAGAAATCGGAGCCGCGCTCGGGCGTCGGCAGCTTGGCGATGATCTTGTCTTTGATGATCACCTTGTCCACGTCCTGGCCTTTGCCGGCCGGGCCGACGGCGATCTGCAGCGTGACGCTGCCGCCCTTGCCGGTGTCCTTGACGTGCTTCAACAGCTCGTTGAGGTGGCTGCTCAGCTCGCTGTGCGTGCGGCCGTCGCGCAGCTCCTGCAGGAAGACGGCGAATGCTTTGGTGCTCATGGCGTTGGCGTCCTCGGTTCAGTTAGAAGGGCTGGCTCTCGGCCAGCTGCGCGGCGATGACGCTGCCCAAGTCGATGTCGTTGGCGGCGGCCAGGTGGAAGATGTTGATAGCGGCCGATGCCAGCCCGTCGTCGAGCAGCGGCGAGGTCGGCGGAATGGCGGTGACGTGCTTTGCGCGATAGCCCTGACCGGCGCGCACCAGGTCGGCCACCGCCGCCATGATCAGGTCCTCGACGGCAGGCGCCGGCAGCGGCTTCTTGCTGCCTTTGTTCATCGCGGCCAGCACCGCGCTGGCGGATGCCTGGCACTGCTGGTTGAGGATCTGGCCTGCGGTCTGCAGCGCGGGCTTGTTGAGTTGGAACATGGTGAATCCTTTCAGTCGTTGTCGTTGGCTTGCAGCTTTTTCACATCAGGCCGCGCCCGGCGCTGCATGTGCCGGCGTGCCAAACATTTCAGGAGCGCCGCCTGTGCGGGATGCTTCAGCATCTCGTCCAGCGGCACGAGGGAGGCGGTGGCGCGGTGCGCGATCTCCAGCGCCATGCGGTCCGGATCCGGGCGCGCCATGGTTAAAACCCGTGGCGCTGGATACTCCACGCCCTGGCCAGTGCCGTGCCCACGGAGGCGCCGCATTTGCGGTAGTGACGGTAGTACGCAATCAAGGCAAACATCGAGTTCTCCTTCATAGGTCCTGCTACGGATAGGTCAGGCAGCTTCGCCCTTGTGCGCTTCCAGGTGATCCCGCCAGATGCGGTGGCCTTCCTGCATGCCCGAGTAGTAGGCGTCGTCGCTGGCCGTTCCAGGCTGGTACAGGCGCGGGATGGACGTGCGCAGGAACCGCAGCTCCAGCACGGCGCGGACGCCGCGTTTGTATTCGTCGCTGCGCGGGTCGCGCGGACGGTCGAATGCGGCCTTCATCAGCGACTCCACCCAGGCGCGGGAGCTTTTCGGCTGGTTCATGGCGTGCCTATGGTGGTGAGCAGCTTGCGCAGCAGCGCCATCGACTCGCTGGAGACCGCGCCGCTGCGCTCATAGTCCAGATCCACCAGGCGGCACATGTTCGCCAGCTCTTCGCTGTGCGCCATGCGCGCCGCCATGAGGCGCAGCGTCGCTGCCGTGTGGCCGGCCGCGCCCGCCGACACCGTGCGGCCGATGAACTGACCCTGCTGGCTGTAAAGCGTGTAGCAGCCCTGCGTGCACAGGCGCGCCCTCACGCCGCTGGCGCGCTGATGCGCCTCGATGTGAGCGTGGTGGGCGCGCATGCGCTCGGCGAACTGCTGCGCATTGGTGGTCGCGAGCGGGTCGATGACGAAGAAACGGCGGTCGGTGGAATCGACCGGCATCGCGTCGGCGTGGCCGCTCGCGAACACCATGTTCAGGTGGACTTGGGCGTTCATGGCGTGCTGGTCAGGCTGCTGCGGCGGTGGTCTCGGCGGCGGGCGCTGCGGCTTCCAACTGTGCGGCTTCGGCGGCGGAATGGTTGAAGGACTGAATGGGCAATCTGCGGACAGCGCGCGCCCGGCCCTCGGCCGACTTGTGGTTGATGACCTGGTAGCCATCGATGAAGTTCTGGAACCACGCGTAGTCAGGGTTCGGGGCGTACTGCGTGCTGGACCAGTACCAGGTCGGCGTCAGCGCATCCGGCGCGCCGTGCTGGAAGGCCAGCACGCCGGTCATTACCGGGAAGTCTGCGGTGTATTCCTCGCCGGGCGGCACGCTGCTGGCGTTCTTGCCGTCGTCGTAGGCGTAGTTTTCCTCGGTGGTCGGCTTCAGGTGGCGGTAGACCAGTTCCAGCTCGTCGCGGCTGGGGATGTACCAGTCGTTGAAGCCGTCGATGACCAGGGCCAGCGCTTCGGCAGCGAGGACGCTGCCGGCTTCGGCCATGGCGCGCGTGTTCGCCAGGCCGTCGCATAACGATTCGGCGCCGGAGACGCAGGCGCGCTGGGCGTGCCAGGCGGCGGTCAGTTCGCCAGCCTTGGGCGCGACGATCAGCGCGAAGGATTCCCCCGCGACGTTGATGACGCCTGCGAAGGTGCCGCCGCCGACTTGGGCGCCAATGGCGTACGCGAGGTGGGTGAGTGCTGCGGATGCTGCTGGTGCTTGCTGTGCCATGTGGCCTCCATCGGTGGGTGTTGCTGCGATGGATGTATATTAGTCCGACTGCTAACTACGTGTCAACAGTCGGACTAATAAATTGAAAGAAATTTTTAGAACGTTGATTTTTTTGAGCTTTTAGAACGGGGCAGGTTCGTCCGATTGGCGCAGAGTGTAGTGCTGCCAAACTATCTCATCGGCGTTTAGCTCGGGAGCGATGTGGGTGAGATCGAAGGTTGCGTAGCTGCGTGAGAAGCCGCCGATACGCGGGCCTAGAAGGACGATGGGAAGTGCCCGGAATATAAGTTCCGCTTGGCGTAGCATCGCCTGGCCTGTGGCTGGATAGGTGGATTCTTCATCGACCTGTACTACAGCTAAGGTGATGCGTTTGACGGTAATGATTGCGGCGCGAAGTCTCACTTGCTGGCAATTAGTGCTATAAGATTGCTAAATGTCACCACATAGTTCTGACCAACGGTAATCCATTTTCCACTTTTCGCCGTTGTCGATTCGCGCAAACTCATCCGTAACAATATATCTGGCGGGATCACCGTAGCCACCCATGGCATTTTTTGCAGTAACAATACCGCATACCGCACCACTTTCCGGAGAAATAGCTACGCCTGAAAATCGTGCAGACTCGGGGTCTCGCAGCAGTCCGCGAATCCTCGTCTGGGCTTCATCGATCTTCTTTTCATCCGGAGTCTTCTTTTTTTGTGTGGCAATCTTGCTTGAGTCTGGGCTGCCCGTCGAAATACGGTCTATTGCATCAAAACATGCTGATTTTTTGCTGGGTGATTTGATCGCTGAGCAGGCGTCGCGAAGAACATCTTTATCGGATGCGCTCGCTGTTAGTGCGATAGCAAGGATGGGAAGCAATAGAACGACTGTTTTCATGATGAATCACCAAAGTAAAAAACATCAAATTTTTCAGTAACTGATACTAGAGGCGGTCTCTAAAGTTGCGCGCTTGGAAGAATACAATGCGGCCGACTACATCGCATTCGCCGCTTTTGCATGGCTCCTGCCTATATTCTGGGTTGTCTGATGCTAGAAACCACTCGCGGCGTTCGTATTTCAGCCGCTTAACGATTGCTTGTCCACGAAAATTAATAGCGAACATCTTGCCATTCACGCGTGCCTTGTCGCGAAGGTTTATAACGACGACGTCGCCTTCGTACATCGTCGGAGTCATGCTTTCGCCTTTTACCTTAATCGCCAGTAGTGATTTAGGATCAAAATCATTTTCTTCAATCCATTGGCGCGGCATATGCAACTTTTCATCACTATCGAAATTCTCTGCCGTTTCGAAGTTAGTAATACCTGCTTGGAGATGTAGGGCGACCATTCGAATGGGGATAGTGACCGGCGCATGGGCGTCGTCGTCTGTGACCAAGAAGCCTCCCACAGTCTCGGCAGTCATTACAGCCTCTTCGACGTGAGGCACTACGGCCTCGGCGAACTTTGCAGCCTGATCGGCAAGCGTAGGGCTGAAATCGGCGAGCTGTGCGCCCAGAAGGTTGGCCAGCTTGATTCCCGCGTCGACGTTTAGCGGGATTTTGCCATTTAAATACTGGGCCAGCGCGCTCTGCCCAAATGGGAGGTCCTCGCACGCCGCCTCCTGCGATGAGGGAAGCCCTGCGTCGCGACGTTCCTTCTGCCATTTCTGGAAGAGGAATTTCAGTTTCGCTGCTTCGGCGAGTTGTTCATCTGATAGTGGGAGTGCTGGCATTTTTCAACGATATAAGGAAAACTAATAAACTTCAATTAGTCGGACTGTTGACACGCGCTAGCAGTCGGACTAATATGTCCTCATGAACCGAATCTCAAGCATCCGGGCGCAGCTCGGCGTCACCCAAACTGCTATGGCAGATGCCCTGCACGTCACGCAGGGAAACATTTCCCACTATGAACGCGGGCAGGGTGTGCCCCCCGAGGTTGCTAAGCGTCTTATTGCGTTCGCCCTAACTCTGGGGCATGAGGTCTCGTTTGACGATATCTACGGCCCGCCACTTGCGTCAGGTAACCGGGGCGCAAGCGCCGTACCAGATGGTGCCCGCATCGGTCGCCAGGCCATGACCACGAGCACCCTTGAGACTGCCCAGGACAACTTCGGGATCGAGTTAGTGGGTTCGGTGCCAAGGAGCGGTAACGATCGTCGGAGCGGATAAGTTGAGATGTATGGAAAGTAAGCGCCGGCCAAAATTGGTCGGCTATTTTTTGCCCATTTTATTGCAATTGGGAAATTGGGGATGCTCAGAAATGTTTTCATGAGGCCATCTTGCCAAGTTTCGTTGATGTTTACATCATTCTTTTCGAAGGTTTCCGTATGAACATACTTGACGCGTTCCACCAGACTGTCCATGGCGCGGACGGCGGCTGCGAAGCCCTGGCCGTTCGCATGGCGATGTCGGCCGCAGTGTTGCGGAACAAGGCAAATCCGAACGCAGCCGCCAACATTGTGGGTCTGGTAGACGCAGACCGTGCCATGGGACTGACCGGTAACCACTCCGTGCTGCACGCGCTCGCTGCCAATCACGGCTACGTGTGTGTGAAGGTGGGTGGCGATGTTGCGCCGTCGGACATGGCAGTACTTGAGATGATCGCCCAGGTCTGGTCGAGTAACGGCAACGTGGGTGCCGCAGTCAACGATGCTCTGGCTGATGGCCGCGTCGAGCAGCACGAGGTTGAGCGCGTGCGCGGGCTGGTGTTCGGCGCCACCCGCGCGCTACATGAACTGGTGGCGCGCATGGAAGGCATGGCCGAGAAATGAATATCGGGGAAGTTGGCCTGGAAATGCACGGCCACGGCTTGCCGGAGCTGCCAGCAGGGCATCCACGTCTGGACGGCAAGATACACCGCTTTGGCAAGGGCAAAAAGGCATGGTACCGACTGCGGTCGATCAGCCTGAAGTCTGGTCAGGAGGTCGTGGTCGGCGCGTTTGGCATCTGGCAAGGGCAAGACCCCGGCACCATTCCGGTAGCCATCGACTGGACCGGTATCAGCGACGAAGAGCGGGTGGAGGCGGAGCGTAAGCAGGCGGTCTTTGCGCAGCAGGAGGCAGATCGCCGCGCGCGGGCCGCTGAACTCGCGGCAGGCCGTGCCCGGCGCCAGTTCACTCAGGCGGTAGCCGTTCAAGACGCGACGGCTGTTCCCTACTTGGTGCGCAAGAAGATCGGCGGCGAGTTCGCGCGCGTTGATGAATTTGGTCAGCTGATCGTGCCGGCCCGGCGCTATGCGAAAGGGCAGCGCGCTGAAGTGGTCAGCGTGCAGAAGATCGCGGTCGATGGCTCCAAGCGCTTCAACGACGGTGCTGATATGATCGGGGCGGCCTGCTTGCTGGGTACCATCAACCCGGAGACGCGGCTCATCGGCATTGCCGAGGGCTACGCTACCGGCCAGTCGGCTCGCATGGCCACGGACTGCTCCTTCCCGGTGATGGTGGCGTTCAATGCGGGCAACTTGGCGGAGGTGGCGCGCCGGCTGCGCGCAGACTTCCCTGGCACCGTGATCCTGTTCCTGGCCGATGACGACTGGCAGCTGGAGCAGCGCTACGTGCGCGACATGGCTGCGGACTACGGTATCGCCGCGGCGCCGCCCATCGACGGCGCAGACCACCACGTGACCACCGAGGACGGCGTTGGCGCCACGGTGCGCGCCACCTGGCGCGAAGACGCCACCGGCACGCGCTATATCGACGTTGACGTGCGCAGCGGGCGGCGCATGCGGACCCCCAAGTTTGAGAACGCCGGCCTGTCGCGCGCTCGCGCCGCTGCCCGCGAAGTGGGCAATGCCTTTGTTGCGTGGCCCGCATTCGCAGATCGCGGCGAGAACAAGTGGACGGACTTCAACGACCTGCATGTGGAGCAATCGCTGGACGACGTGCGCCTGCAACTGGGGGCCGTGCTGGCGCGCATCAGCTCCAGCGAGCCGGTGATCGGCGTGCCCGGCGAGGTTTTCGCGGAACCGGCGCCGCCTCTCCCTGCTTCCCCCGCGCCCCCATCTGAGGATGATCCGGTTGCCCTAAGGGCACCTACGGCAGATCAGTTGATCGCGCACTTCGCCCTGGTGTGGCCCACCACCGATATCTGGGACGAGCTGCGCAAGCAGCGCATGAAGCGATCCGCTTTCAATGCCTGGGTGGGGAAGGACGCGGCCACGGCATGGGAGAAGGACGCGCGCCGCCGCACCATCATGCGCGACAGCCTACCGGCCCTCGTCGGCGGCCGCGCTATTCCCGGGGGCGCCGGGGGCGGCAAGCTGGGCGAAATGCTGGACAATCTCACGCTGCTGCGCGGCACCGAGACCGTGTGGGATGCCATCGGCCAGCAGGTCATGACGCTGGGCGCCGTGCGGGCCGACTATACGGCGGACCTGACCGGCAAGTGGCAGGAGCACGCGCTGCGCAAAACCATCGAGGCGCGGAACCTGGTGTTCGACCCGACGCAGACAGCGGATCCGGAAACCACCGTCAACATCTTCCTCGGCTGGCCCTTGAAGCCGAAGCCAAATGCGGCGCTAGTGGAGCCGATCCTCGCGCTCCTCGAGTCCTTGTGCAGCGCCGAGGACAACGTTGACGAGTGCGTGGCCTGGATCCTGCGCTGGCTCGCGTTCCCGCTGCAGAACCCGGGCGCCAAGATGCAGACCGCGCTGCTCATGTTCGGCGAGAAGCAGGGTACCGGCAAGAGCCTGTTCTTCCAGGACGTGGTGGCGCCGATCTACGGCGACTACGGCACCGTGGCCAGCCAGCACCAGCTGGACTCCACGTTCACCGCCTGGCGCTCGCGCAAGCTGTTCGTTTTGTTCGAGGAGGTGCTGTCCCGCGACGACAAGTATAGCCACAACGGCACGCTGAAGTACATGATCACCGGCAAGTCGATGAGCATCAACCAGAAGAACCTGCCGGAGCGCACGGAGCGGAACCACCTGAACGGCGCGTTCCTATCCAACGAGCCGCAGCCCATCCCGATTGAGCTGGAAGACCGCCGCTTCATGGTGATCGAGGCCCGGGCCAAGCAGTCCAAGGAGTTCTACGACGAGGTCAGCGCGGCCATTGCCGCCGGCGGCGTCGAGGCCTTCTACCACTTCCTCTTGAGCTTTCCGCTCGATGGATTCAATGAGCACACAAAGCCGATGATGACGCTGGCCAAGGAGCGCGTGATCGAGTTCGGCCTGAACGGCTGGATGTCGTTTCACCGGTCCTGGAAGGATGGCTACCTGGCCGCTCCTTACTGCTCCTGCCTCTCCGAAGACCTTTTCAAGATCTACCGGCGCTGGTGCGACAAGACGGGCGAGAAGCCGCTCACGCTGTGCAAGTTCGCCGGGCTGCTGGCTAGCCGCGAACACAAGGTGAAGCGTGCGGTCGCGGTCGGGGCAAAGGGCAAGACCACCAGGATGATCTTCGAGGTCAAGGCGGAGGGAGAGACAGAATCCGTCGAAAAGCAGATCGATCGGTTCCGCAAGCTGGGGGACATTCGCGGCGATGGGATCACCGACGAGCAGGGTTAATTGCAGGGGCGCGCAGGGTTCAATCTCAACCCTGCAACGTCGCAGCCCGCATGAATGCTGGGGTGTAGCAGGGTTAATAGGGTTTGCAGGCTTTCTCCGCGTATGCGCGGATTTTTAAAGTGGCTGCTGCTTGTGTCTTTTTTTTCTCGCATGAGGAACCGGAAACACTGCATACCCTACATGCCCTGCCAAGAGTGAGTGTAGATGCGGGCTTGAGCGTTGCAGGGTTCGGAACAAAGGCAGATCAACCCGGCAACGGGCGGAAATTTAAAGGAGCAGGACATGGTGGCGATTCGTAAAGTTGAAATAGTGGTAGTGCAGCAGGATCCGCTGGACGTGTGCCTGGAGATCTGGCTTGAGTGGCAGCGCAAGCGGAGCCTGAACCTGGGCTTCCATCGCCGGTCAGCCGGTCTGTCCAGCGAAGCCGCAGCGGACTCGGAGCAGCTGTACGACAGCATGGATACCGCCACGGCAGAAGCGGTGGAGGCGATGCTCGCCAGCCTGCCGCGACACCTGGACTGGGCTATCCGCAAGCAGTGCGGCGTGGCCACAGTGTGGCGCTTCGCACAGCTGGACTTCGGGGCTGAGCTGCTTGATGCGCGAGCGCAGCTCCAAAAGAAATTGAAGAATAATATTGCCACGCGAAGTTTTTTTATTTAATATTCACCGCAGATGGGACGGCTCACGTCCCAAGCTTTTGAAAGCCTCGCTAAACGCGGGGCTTTTTGCATTGGGCGATCACTTTGTGAGGCAGGTATGGAAGGCGAAACGCGTTGGGCAGAACGTCCGACCCGCGAGCAGATGGAGCTGGGTGCAGCGCCGCCTGAACCGCCACCCGACCGCGAAGAAATCCGGCGCCAGTTGGGCTGGTACCTGCTGCTGCAGAACGCACGAAACCTGACAGACGAGGATCACGATGACCATCGAAGCTGAGCGCCGATGGTTGATGATTGCGATTGCGTTGGCGCGGCTCCAGGTCGATCTCGGCCAGCGCTTGGTGCGTACAGTCGGCAGCGGCAAGGGCACATAGTGGCGCTGGGGGCAAAGTTCATATGCCGTCGGGTCGGATGCGGCGCGCTGCTCGATTCGCCCGGCTACTGCCCGCAGCACACCAATTCACAACGGCGCGCGGCTGACGCGGAGCGTAAGACCTCAAGCGAGCGGGGTTACGGCTACCGCTGGCAGAAGGCGCGGCACACCTACCTGAAGAACAATCCGCTGTGCGTCGGTTGCGGGAGGCTCGGCATGGTTCGGGCGGCGACCGAGGTTGACCACATCATCCCCCACCGTGGCGACCAAACGCTGTTCTGGGACACCAGCAACTGGCAGGGACTGTGCAAACCCTGCCACAGCCGCAAGACGGCGCGGGAGGACGGCGGCTGGGGCCGCAGCGCACCGTCGGCGCCGCCGGTTTGAGGCCCGCAGGTTCGGACCGGCCCGACGGGCGGGGGCGGTCGAAAGTCCGGGCCGCCGATGGCCTAGACCGTCATGTTCGTCTTTATTTTGGGCGCGCAGGTTATTGGGTGGGGGGTATCAAGAGAGGTAGATCATGGGCCTACGTGGACCAAAGCCAAAACCGATGGAACTGAAGGTTTTGGAAGGCAACAGGGCGCACCGCCCGGTGCCGACGGACGGCGTGCTGCGGCCGCAGGTGGAAATTCCCGACCCACCGAAGTACCTGGGCAAGGAAGCGCGGAAGGAATGGAAGCGCATCACCGCCGAGCTGGCGCGCAACAACATCGTCGCGAAGCTGGACCAGCACATGCTCGGCATGCTGTGCCAGGCCGTGGAGCGCGTGGTGCTGTTCGAAACGGCGCTCACGCGCCTGGCCGTGAAGGCCATCGAGAACGACCAGGACCCGGAGACGCCCTATATTTCGCGAACCGTGCAGGGCTACGAGATGCAGTCGGCCCGGTACCAGCTGCTAAACAAGGAACGCGAGGTGCTGATGAAGCTGCTGGGCGAGTTCGGCCTGTCGCCTTCCATGCGCGCCAAGGTAACGCTCGGCACCAAGGCCGCCCAGCTGTCCCTGTTCGAGGGCGGGGGGGCGGCAAAGAACCCATCCAGTTTTGACGAGTTTTAACCCGCATGAATTTTGTAGACCGCGCCCACCGATACGCAACACGCGTCGTCGGCGGGGAGGTCGTGGCCTGCAAGTGGGTCATTGCGGCGTGCCGCCGCCACCTGGACGACCTGGCCCGCGACGCGCGGGGTGGTTGGCGCTACACATTCGACGCCGCTGCCGCTGACCGGGTGTGCCGCTTCCAGCAGCTGCTCCCGCACATCAAGGGCGAATGGGCGCGGCCGGTGCTGGTGGGCGGGCAGATGGTGTACCCGAAGATCATGCTGGAGGACTGGCAGTGCTTCATCCTCTGCGTGGTGTTCGGCTGGAAGGTGGCCGAGACCGGCAAGCGCCGCTTCAAGCGGGTGTACATCGAGGTGCCGCGAAAGAACGCGAAGTCCACGCTGTCGTCCGGCGTGGCGAACTTCATGCTGACCGCCGACGGCGAGCCCGGCGCCGAAGTGTACAGCGCTGCGACCACGGGCGAGCAGGCGCGCATTGTGTTCAACGACGCCATCACCATGGCCCAGCGGGAGCCGTCGTTCGTGTCGCGCTTCGGCGTGGACATCGGCAAGCACAGCATGTCGGTGCCGGACACGGCCAGCGTGTTCCGTCCGCTGAACGCCGAGGGCAGCACGCTGGACGGCCTGAACATTCACTGCGGCGTGATCGACGAGCTGCACGCGCACAAGAAGCGCGACCTGTACGACGTGCTGGACAGCGGCACCGGCGCCCGCAGCCAGCCCATCCTGTGGATGATCACCACGGCCGGCAGCGACCGCTCAGGCATTTGCTACGAGCAGCGCATCCACGTGACGAAGATCCTGGACTGCAAGTTCGAAGACGACAGCTTCTTCGGCATCATCTACACGATTGACGCCGAGGACGACTGGACGGACCCGGCAGTGTGGGCGAAGGCCAACCCGAACTACGGCGTCTCGGTGATGCCCGACGACATGGAAGAGGCCTGCCGCAAGGCAATGTCCATGGCCAGCGCGCAGAACGGCTTCCTCACCAAGCGCCTGAACGTGTGGGTGAATGCCGACAGCGCCTGGATGGACATGCGCGCCTGGGACGCCTGCGGCGACCCGGCGCTGAACATTGCCGACTTCGTCGGGCAGGAGGCCATCGTCGCGCACGACCTGGCGAGCAAGGTGGACATCGCCGCCAAGATGCGCCTCTTCTGGCGCGACCTGGGCGGCGTGCGGCACTACTACGGCTTCGGGCGATATTTCCTGAATGAGAAGGCGATTGAAGAGGGGACCAACTCCCAGTACGACGGCTGGGCGCGCCGCGGCCTGCTGGTGGCGACGCCGGGCAACGTCACCGACTTCGGCGTTATCGAAGAGGACTTCCTGGACGACGCCCGGCTGTACACGGTGAAGGAAGGCCCGTACGACCCGTTCCAGGCCACCCAGTTCAGCCAGCGCATGGTGGCTGCCGGCCTGCCGATGATCGAAGTCGGCTCGACGGTGAAGAACTTCAGCGAGCCGATGAAGTGGCTGGAAGCGTTGGTGCTGCAGAAGCGCTTCCACCACGACGGCGACGAGCTGCTGACCTGGATGGTCAGCAACACGGTCTGCCACCGGGACGCGAAAGAGAACATCTTCCCCCGCAAGGAGCGGGAGGAAAACAAGATCGACGGGGTCGTGGCCCTGCTGATGTGCCTGAACCGGGCCATCGTGGACGCGGAAACCGACGAAATCACCCAGGGGTTTGTAGAGCTATGACGAAAAATACATCGTGGGACGACGTGCAGCGCCGCGCCGCCACCGAAGGCTCGCCCATCCTGACCAACTGGCGGGCGGAGCGCGAGGCTGCACGGCAGGTGTCCAACGTCGCCTACAGCCAGGACGTGATGGATGCGTTCGGCGTCGCGGCCGGCGGCACAACCGTCTCCGCTACCTCGGCGATGCGCGTTTCGGCCGTCGCCGCCTGCGTGGCCAAGATCGCCGGCGCCATCGTCAGCATGCCGCTCAACGTGTACCAGCTGAGCGCTACGGACATCCCGGAGCAGCGTCCCCGTGACGATCTCTGGTACCTGCTCAACGAGCAGCCCAGCCCCGAGTACACTGCTGCTGCCCACTGGGAGGGCGTCAGTATGGGCCAGCTGCTGCGCGGCGACCGCCACACGCTGATCCGGCGCGGCTTGGCCGGCGAGTTCCGTGAGCTCCTGCCCCTGCCATGGGGCTCGGTGACGCCGATGCGCGACCCGGCCAAGGGCGTGCGCTACTACGTGAACCTGCCGGAGCACGGCATCGCCACCTGGTTCGACCCGTCGGACATTCTGCACTTCCCCGGCCTGGGCTTCGACGATTCCACTATGCGCTCAATGTCGGTCATCCAGTGGGGTGCGCGCAACGCCATCGGCAACGCGCTGGCGATGGACGAATACAGCGGCAAGTTCTTCGAGAACGGCGCCCACCCGTCTATAGTGCTGCAGTCGGCGGGCAAGATGAACCCGCAGCAGATCACCGACCTGCAGACCGCGTTCAACAACAAATATGCTGGCATGCAGAACGCCCACCGGCTGCCGCTGGTGCTCACCGAGGGCATAATGGCGAAAGAGATCAGCCTGTCCGCCGAGGACGCCCAGCTGCTCGACGCGCGCAAGTTCCAGGTGCTGGATATCGCGCGGGCGTTCGGCGTGCCGGGCTTCCTGATCAACGAATCAACCGGGGCCACATCCTGGGGCTCGGGCATCGAGAGCATCGGCCGCGCGTTCGTGCAGTACACCCTGCAGCCTTGGCTGAAGAAGATCGAGCAGGAGCTGAACCGCAAGCTGTTCCCCCGGGATCGCAGTCGCTTTGTTGAATTCGACCGCGACGCGCTGATCGAAGGTGACAGCGCGGCCCAGGCCGCCTACTTCCGCTCCGCGCTGGGCGGCCCGGGCGCGGGCGACGGCCACATGAGCGTCAACGAAGTTCGCCGCAAGAAGCGCTTGCCGGCGATCTCCGGTGGCGACGAGTTTTACCGCGCGCCGCGCGACCAACCAAAGAAGGAAGTGCCCGCAAAATGAGCAAAATCCTGCAGCTTTACCGCGACAACGCGACGCGCCAGAAGGCGCCCGTCAACCTGGTGCGCAACGCCGCCGAGGCATCGCTCTACATCTACGACGTGATCGACTCCTACTGGGGTGTGAGCGCGCTGAACGTGATCGACGCCATCACCCAGGCCGGCGACGCCGAGGTGCTGCACGTCTATATCAACAGCCCGGGCGGCGACGTGTTCGAAGGCCGCGCCATGATGGCCGCCCTGGCGCGCTTCGCCGGCAAGACCGTCGCCCACATCGACAGCCTTTGCGCGAGCGCCGCCACCGGCGTGGCGCTGGCGTGCGACGAGGTCGAAATGTCCGACGGCGCGTTCTTCATGATCCACAACGCCAGCTGCCTCGCCTGGGGCGACAAGACGGCGCTGCGCGAGACGGCTGACCTGCTGCAAAAGGTGGAAGGCTCCATCATCGCCGACTACACCGGCAAGACCGGCAAGAGCGTGGAAGATGTCGCGGCCTGGATGGACGCTGAGACTTGGTTCACCGCCGCCGAGGCGCTGGAGCACGGCTTCATTGACCGTGTCGTCGCGGCGCCGGCCAAGCCGTCGAACGTGTGGAACCTCGCGTCGTTCAAGAAAACTCCCCAGGCCCTGGCTGGTGCGCCCGCCGCCCCGCCTGCTGCGCCAGCGCCTGTCGCTCCGGCGCCAGCGCCGGCAGCGGCGCCGTCCATGCGCCAGGCCAACGTCAACCGACTCGCTTTGCTACAAGCCCTGTAACGCCTCTCGCGCTACGCCCGCCCGGGGTCGTCCACCCCGAAGACAAGGAGCCATAGGCTCCTTTTTTTATGGAAAATCGAAATGACCAATATCCAAGCCCTGCGCGAGAAGATTGCCAACCTCGCCACCCAAGCCAACCACCTGCTCGCCGAGAAGGGCGACCAAGCCTGGACCAAGGAAGACCAGACCAAGTTCGATAACCTGACCAACGAAATCGAACAGACCAAGGCCCAGGTCAAGGCGGTCGAAAAGATGCGCGAGCTGGAGGCCGATCAATTCTTCAACTCGGCCCCGCCGAAGAAGGAAGAGGGCGTGACCGTAGACGCGCTGGTGGCCGTCGCGCTGTTCATCCGCAACGGTGCCAACGTCACGGCGGAGCAAGCCGTGGCAATCCGCAACGCCATGTCCACCACCACGGGCTCGGAGGGCGGTTACACGGTGCCGGCCGAGATTGCCGCGATGGTCATCGAAAAGCTGAAGGCCTACGGCGGCATGCGTGAAGTGGCGACGATCCTGACCACGGCGGGCGGCAACGCCCTGAATTTCCCGACCTCCGACGGTACGGGCGAGGACGGCGAGATCGTTGGCGAAAACGCGGCGGCCGGCAGCGGCGACATCACCTTCGGGACCGTGGCGCTGCCTGTCTTCAAGTATTCTTCGAAGAAGATCGCGCTGCCGGTTGAGCTGATCCAGGACAGCGCAATCGACGTGATCGCCTTGGTGGTGTCGCGCCTGGCGATGCGTATTGCCCGGATTCAGAACAAGCACTTCACCACCGGCGCCGGCACCACCACCCCGGACGGCGTTATCCCGCGCTCCGGCGTCGGCAAAGTCGGCGCCACGGGGCAGATGCTGACGGTGACCTATGACGACCTGATCGACATCAAGCACGCCGTCAACCGCGCCTACCGCGCCAAGGCACGTTACATGATGAACGACCTGAGCGTTGCCATCGTCTCGAAGCTGAAGGACACCACCGGCCGCCCAATCTGGACCCCTGCCATCACGGCCGACGCCCCTGATCTGCTTAACGGCTACCCGGTGGCGATCAACGACGACATGGCCACCATGGCGGCCAACGCCAAGTCGATTGCCTTCGGTGATTTCTCCCAGTACAGCATCCGCGATGTCGCCAACAGCACCACGTTGCGCCGCTTCGACGACAGTGCGTTCGCGCTGAACGGCCAAGTCGGCTTCTGCGGTTGGCAGCGCTCCGGCGGCAACCTGCTGGAGCCGGCGGCCGTCAAGGTGTACCAGAACTCGGCCACCTGATAAACCAGTGGCCGGCGCCCGCCGGCCACTTCAACCCTTTCGGAGAACCCCATGAGCAAAAAAGACAACAACACTGATGGCGATGCCGTCGGTACCGTGCGCGCTCGCGTGCTGGTCGATTGCGTGCACGGCAGCTGCAACGACGTCATCGAGATCGACCCGGCGCTACTCGAATCGCTGGCCGGCGTTCTGGATGCCGACCCGGCCGCCGTAGCCTACGCCGATTCCCTCGCGGCGGGCTAATCGTGGCCGAGATCCGCATCACGCCGCCAGCGGTGCTGGCCGTTGACCTTGCCCTGGTGAAGTCCAACATGGGCATTGATGGCGGCGACTTGGATGCCCTCGTCACGAGCTGGACCAAAGGTGTGATAGCGGATCTGGAACACGAAATCGGCCAGTGCATGATGGAGCAGACCTGGCGCGTCACTGCGGACGGCTTTGGGGACGCAATCACGCTGCCCCATCCAGTGATCGAGATCGCCTCGGTCAAGTACATCGACCCGGACGGTGTCGAGCAGACGTTGGCCGACACCGGCTACCGCGTGCGTCGCGAGCAGTACCAGTCCTCGCTGCTGCCCGCGCGCGGCGCCAGCTGGCCGGCCACGCTGGACGACGTGGACGTTGTGACCATCGAGGTGGTCTGCGGTTACGGCGATACGCCGGACAGCACGCCGGAAAATGTGCAGCTCTACATCCTGGCCAAGATGCGCGAGCAATTTGACCCTGCCACGCGCCTGGAGCGCGACACCGTGCAATCTACCTACTTGGACGGCTTGCTCGACGCATGCCGGTCTTACGCATGAGCCTGGCCGCCCGCCTGAACAAACGTGTCCTGCTGCAAGTGCGCGGCCCGGCGAGGGATGCGGCCGGTGAGCAGGTGGACGCCTGGGTCAACGTGATCACCGAGGGGGACGGGAAGCTGTGGGCAGAGGTGCGCGATGTGAGCGGCCGCGAGTTCGTCGCCGCCGGCGCCACGCAGAACAGCGTGACGACCACGATCACTATGCGGCATCGCCCTGGCGTGCTCCCGGCCATGCGTGTGCTCTACGGCGCGGACATCTACAACGTCGAGGCCGTGCTGGGGCAGGATGGCCGCCAGATTCAACTGATGTGCTCCCGGAGGAGTGTATGAGCTTCAGAATAGACTTGAGCCAGCTTGCTGGCCTGCAGGCTACGGTCGCGCAGTTTGGTGAAAAGGTGCAGAAAGACGTTGCGATGGCCGGTGCAGCCGCGATGGCGAAGGTGGTCTACGACGAGGCGAGGTTGAACGCCTCTCGAAATCGCAAAACGGGGCTGCTGCAAAGCGCGATCTACCGGGCCTATTCGCCGGAAAAGTCGGATGGCACCCTGAAGCTCTACCGGGTCAGCTGGAACAAGCGCAAGGCGCCCCACGGCCACCTGATCGAATTTGGCACTTCCCGGGCGCCGGCATACCCCTTTTTACGCCCCGCGGTGTCTCAGCTACCTGAGGCCGTCCAACAGGCGCGCGCGAAGATGGCTGAGAAATTGCTGGAACTGGAGCAGCCATAGTGAGCCTGGAACCGCAGATTTTCGACGCGCTGAAGCACTTGGTCGCGGACCAGGTGTATCCGGACATCGGCCCGGACGGTGTGCAGCCGCCGTACATCACCTATCAACAGGTCGGTGGCGACGCGGTGAACTATACGGAGGCCGCGCTGCCGGGCAAGCGCAACGCCCGTATTCAGGTCAATGTCTGGGCCGCCACGCGCCTAGCGGCCTCCGACCTCGCCGATCAGGTGGAGGACGCGATGCGCCTTACGGAAGCGCTGCAGACCACGGTGGTCGGATCTCGTGTTTCCGACTACGAGCCAGCCACGAAGCTGCGCGGCACCCGGCAGGACTTCAGCGTCTGGTATTGAGCACCAGCCCCATCTACGACGCTACATTTTCAGCCCTTCATGGGCAATCACCACCGGCCGCCACCAGCGGCCTTTTTTACGTCCATCGAAAGGAAACACCATGGCACAAGTACCCACCGGCACGCTGTTCTTCATCGCCACCGCGTACGGCGCAGTGAAGCCGGTCACCATCGTCACCAACGCCACCGAGGCGGTCGTCACCGCCGTTGCGCACGGCTACGCCAACGGCGACATCGTTGAGATCACCTCGGGCTGGGGCCGCATCAACCGTCGCAACTTCCGTATCAAGTCGAGCACCACGGACAGCTTCGTGCTGGAAGGCCAGGACACCACCAACACTACCTTCTTCCCGGCAGGCACCGGCATCGGCTCGGTGCGCAAGGTCACCACCTTCACCCAGATCACCCAGGTGATGAATCCGGCCTCGTCCGGCGGCGATCCCAAGACCGTAAACTTCAAGTACGTGGAGTCGGATTCCGAGTACTCGATCAATGACGGCTTCGCGGCGACCGGCTACACCATGAATCTGGATGCCGACGCCATCGGCACGGCCGGATACACCGCTCTGAAGTCGCTGACCGAAGTGCAGACCGACACCTGCCTGAAGATGCTCTCGCGCTCCGGCGCCACGCTGTACCAGCCCTGCACGGTGGCGCTGAACGAAGCCGTGAAGCTGCAGGACGGTCAGATCAACCAGGTGTCCGTGGCGTTCAACGGCAACAACCGCCTGACCCGCTACGCCAGCTAATCCCAGTGTCTCCAGGCCCGCGTTTGCGGGTCTTTTTATGCCCGCTCGGTCGCACCTTGCGGGTCTTTTTCCTTCCCCTGAGAGTAAAAAATGTCCAAGCAAAAAATCAAAGTCAAGCTGGGTAACGCACCGAAGAACTTCAAGAAAGTGGTCGAGATCGTGCTGCTGAGCGGCGTGATCGGCGAGATCGAAATGAGCTTCATCTACCGCACGCGCAAGCAGTTCGCTGAACTGGTTGACGAGCGCATGGCCGCCGCAGCCGAGGCCGAGAAGGTCGAAGCGGAAAAGCAGAGCGAATTGGAAACCGCAGGCGCTGCCGGCGGCGCGCCCGCCGTGGTCAAGTCCAAGACCGTCCTGGACTGGTTCAACGAGGCCGATGAAGGGAATGCAGCCTACGTGCTGAAAATCGCTGACGGCTGGGATCTGGACGATCCGTTCACCGAGAAATCGCTGCTCCAGCTCGAGAACGAAAACCCCGGTGCGCTGAACGCGATTGCTACCGTCTACCGCACCGCCGTGGCCGAGGCGCGCACAAAAAACTGATCGAGCTTGCAAAGGCGATCTACGAGCGCGAGCCATCCATTGAGGAGATGGAGCAGTCCGGGTTCGCGCCGGAGGACTTTGCAAGCGAGCCTGTGGAAATCTGGCCGGAAAACCTGATCGCGTACAGCTTGTTTGAGTCATTGCGGACGCAATGGCGCAACGGCCCAAACGGCCCGACCGGGCTGGATTACAACGTCCTCTATCACAAGTTGGATCGGATGGCGCTGCCGCCTGAAGAGTACGACCAGCTCGAGCAGGACGTGTGCGTGATGGAAGTTCACGCGGTCAGTGCGATGTATCAGAAATAGCCGCCTCCGGGCGGCATTTTTTATTGGAACAACATGTCGAACACGGTTGGTAGCGCAACGATTGAGCTGGCGGTAGATTCCAGCGGGGTCGAGTCCGGACTCCAGCGCGCCGATGGCGCTATCACGCGCACGGGCCGCAGCCTAAGCAACCTCGGCACGCAGGGCGCCGGCGCGCTGAATGCTGTCGGTGCCGGAGCTGAGCGCTCTGCGAGCAGCGTGGAAAGGGCGCAGAACCGCCTCATCGGTTCCATCCAACGCACCACCGCCGCCATGGAAGCGGGTGGCCGCTCCAGCGCGCAGTATTTCGAAGTGCTGGCGCGCCAGCGGGGCGTCGACCCGGCAGCGCTGACGCCGTACCTGAATCAGCTGCGCGCCATCGAGGGCGCGCAGAACAGCGCCGGCATGTCGGCGCGGGCGACGGCGGCCGCGCTGCGCGGCGTGCCCGCGCAGATCACCGACATCATCACATCGCTGCAGGGCGGCCAAGCACCGCTCACGGTGCTGCTGCAGCAGGGCGGCCAGCTGCGCGACATGTTTGGCAGCGTGGGCGGCGCCGCGCGCGCTCTGGGCAGCAGCGTGATGGGGCTGATCACCCCCATCAGTGCCGTGGCCGTTGCTGTCCTGGCGCTCGGTGTCGCATACCATCAAGGAAGCCAAGAGGCGCTGGCGTACAACCGCGCGCTCATCCTCACCGGCAACGCTGCGGGCACCACGTCGAACCAGCTCTCCGACATGGCGCGCGACATCAGCAAAACTGTGGGCACGCAAGGCGCCGCTGCCGAGGCGTTGGCCGCGCTGGCCGGCACTGGCCAGGTTGGCGTGGCTAACCTGCAGCGATTCGGCCAGACTGCCGTACAGGTCCAGAAGACCATCGGGCAGAGCGCTGCCGAAACCGCCACGATTTTCGCCGGCCTGGCGGACGAGCCCCTCAAGGCCAGCGAAAAGTTGAGCAAGCAGTACAACTACCTCACGGGGGCGGTCTACGCCCAGATCAAGGCCCTAGAAGATCAGGGGCGCACCCAGGAGGCCGGCGAGGTCGCGCAGAAGGCGTACGCGGACGCCATGGACGTGAGGGCGGCCAAATTAGCAGGAAACCTGAGCACCATGGAGAAGGCCTGGTCGACGGTTTCCGGTGTCGCTAAAAAAGCCTGGGACGCGATGCTGGACATCGGCCGCGAAGACACGCTCCAAGAAAAGCTGACTTCGGCGGAGAAGCGATTGCAGTCGGCGTCGAAAAACCGATTCGGCTTCATCGGTTCCGGCGAGTACAAGGAGGCGCAAGCGGCCGTCGAGGCGCTGAAAGGGCAAATCGACGCCGAGACCCGGCTTGCAGCCCTTGATGCCGCTCGCGACAAATTCAATAAAGCGGACATCGCGTGGCAGAAGCAGAAGGAGCAGGGCCTCACACGTGAACTGCAGATGCAGAAGGAGGTCGCTCTCGTTCGGCAAAAAGGGCTGGACGCGGGTGCGTCGGACGCTGAGATTGCCGCCCAAGTCGGCGAAGTACGCAAGAAGTACGCGGATATCGCCTTCAAAGGCATCAATGACCAGATCGACGCCATAGAGCGACGCGGCAGCATCGAGGAGGAGGTCGCGAAGCGTGCTGCTGCAGCTGTGGCATCGGCGCGCGCGAACGGCTTTGCTACCAGCTTGGCCGCCCAGATCGATTATGCCGAGCGCGCGGAGAAATTCGACCAGGAGGCGCTTGCGCGTGAGAAGCGCCAACTGCAACAGCGGATTGCCCTGCAAAAGCAACTGCCGGATTCGCCCGAGAGCCGTAAGGCGATTGCCGACATGCAGGGGCAGATCGCCCTCAAGGATGAGCAGGCGCTCACCCGCAAGGCTTCGTTGAAAGAGGAAATCATTGCACTGGACGTCAAGGATACGCGTCAGGCAGCGAAAAACTATGCTGATCTGGAAAAGGCTCGTGAGAGCGACCTGGATGCGCTGAACAAGCAAATTCAGGCCCAGCGCGACGCGAACGCCGTGATCGGCATGAGCACGGAGCAGGCCAATGAGTTCAACAAGTCGCTCGTGGAGGAAACTGCCCAGCGCCTGGAGAACGAAGCGGCGATTCTTTCGAATGACCTGGCGCGTCAGGGCGAGGCCGAAACGATGCGCAAGACAGCGGACGCCATGCGCACGCTGGCCCAGGAGCAGCGTGCCGCCATTACAAAATCCGCTCAGTTCGAGCAGCAAAAAAAGGTGTGGGAGTCCATCGACCAGACCGCCCACGACACCTTTGTCAACATCTTCGAGGGCGGAAAATCGGCGTTCGATCGGTTGCGCGACACGCTGAAAAGCGGCCTGCTGGACTTGCTATACCAGATGACCGTCAAGAAGTGGATTTTCAACATTGGCGCTCAGGTAACCGGCAGCCAAGGTATCGCCGGACTTGGCCAGGGCGTCTCCGGCGTGTCCAGCCTGTTTAGCACGGCAAGTAATGCGTCGTCGTTGTACAACGGCGCCTCGACTGTTGCAGGATGGCTGGGGATCGGCGGTGCTGCACTCGGATCTGGCGTGGCAGCGGGCGCTGGCGCGCTCGGTGCTGGCGCGGCCGTCGGCACTGGCGCACTTGGCTCTGGTGTTGCGCTCGGTAGCGGCTTGCTCGGCTCGGGTGCGGCCGCTAGCGGCGCGCTGGGTTCGGGCGTCGCGCTCGGGTCTGGGGCGCTTGGCACTGGCGCAGCGGCAAGCACCGGCTTGCTGGGCAGTGCATCGGCGGCGCTGGCAGCCATTCCCGTATGGGGCTGGGCCGCGCTGGCTGCTGCTGCGGTCGTAGGCTTTATGCAAAAGGGGCCTGAGAAGAACACGCGCCTTACTTTCACCTCCAACAACACCCCCGGCAACATCAGCATCAACGAACGCGGCAACGAAGGCAAGGTCGGCCAGAGCTACATCGACGGCTACGGCACCGGCTCGCTGGGCACCTTCGGCCTGTCTTCCACGTTCTGGTCGGATGGCTTCAGCGACACGGTGCAGTCGTTCATTTCCACTGTGACCAAGGTCGATGACGTGCTGGCCAGTTACCTGACCACGAGCGAAAAATCGGCCGCCACGGCGGCAGTGAGCGGCAAGGCAATCACCGCAAACCTAGGCGCGCAAGGGACGGACCAGAACGGCAAGGGTGAGCTCGACGCCGTGTTTGCGAAGCGGCTGGACTTGATCTTCGACAGCCTGACCCCTGGCATGTCATCCCTGATCGAAGGCTTCAAAGGTACGAGCCAGGAGCTGGCAACAGAAGCCACAGCCCTGCTGCAGTATCGCCAGGCGTTGAATGCCAGCGGCGAGGCGGTGTTCGGCGCCAAAGTATCGCTGATGGATCTGGCGGCGCTGAAGGCGCCCACCGAGGCCACGAGCGCTGCGCTGATCCGCATCACCGACGAATTCACGGTCACAAACGCCGTAGCGGCCGCTCTGGGCAAGACGACTGCGGACGCATTCGGGCAGGCTGGCCTGGCATCGTTGGGCGCGCGGGAGCAGCTGATAGCGTTGTCCGGCGGCATGGACGCGCTGGCCGCGAACACAGGCAGCTTTGCGCAGAACTACCTGTCCGAGGCTGAGCGGCTGGCGCCGGTAGCCAAATCGGTCGAGGCGGCGCTGGCTGGGCTGGGGCTGGCTAGCGTGGACACCCGCGACGAGTTCAAGCAAGTGGTGACGGGCCTCGATCTGACGACCGAGGCCGGCGCGAAGCAGTACGCGCAGCTGATGGGCCTGCAGGAAGCATTCGCTGCCGTTCACCCGGCAATCGCAGCTACCACCGGAGCAGCGCGTGAGGCCGCCGATATTGCGCAAGAGCGCGCGAACATTCAGAAAGAACTTGACCAATTCGGCCTGACCGAGGCGGAAAAGCAGCGCGCGGCTATCGATGCCACAAACCTGGCGCTCTACGATTCGCTGGAAGCACGGGTGGCTGAAAAGGCAGCCATCGATGCCGCTGCACAGTCTGCGGAGGCCGCTGCGGCAGCACTTGCTACTACCGAGTCCAGTATCCAGGCCGACATCGACGCGCTGGTGCGCGCATCGCTGCCGCTGGCCGAGCAGCGTGCTCTCGATGTCAAGGATATGGCTGCCAGCACGCTGGCCTTGTACGAGCGCCGTGAGGCGCTGCAGGCCGAGGCGAAGGCGATCGAGGATGCAAAGGCAGCAGCCGCAGCAGCGGCTGCGCAACGGGCCGGTATCGAACTCAATATTGCGAAATTGCTCGGCAATACGACGCTAGCTCGTGAGCGTGAGCTTGCTGCGCTGGATGCCACCAGTCAGGCGCTGCAGCAGCACGCATACGCACTTACTGATGCCGAGGAGGCCGTAACCGCTGCGCTGTCCGACGTTCAGCGGGCAATCGAAGCGGAAAAGACCTCTATCCAGGCGGCTGCGGGTGAGCAAATTAAGGCAATTCGAGATGGCGCTGATGCGCGCCAAGCTGCCATTGCTAGTGCGCAAAAAGGTGTCGATTCGCTGACCCGGATTTTTGATGACATTGCTGGCGCGGTGAAGACGCTTCGCGGTGATGTGGCCGGCCAGACCAACATAACGGCAGCCAGGTCGTTCATTGATATGGCTCTGTCGCTTGCTCAGACCGGTGTGATGCCGGATGTGGATCGGCTGCGCGACGCAATCGGCACAGTTACGCAGGATAAGCGTGAGGCATATGGCAGCATCGCCGATTTTGAGTTTGCGCAGCTTGTGCAGGCCGGAAAGCTGGAGGCCTTGGGTAAATTGGCCGGTGTGCAGAAGTCCATCGCCGAACAGCAGTTTGATGCTTTTACCACCGCGAACAAGCTGGCAGACGAGCAGATCAAGGCCATTGAGAAGGCGGCCGCTGACCAGAGCAAGGCGCTCGATGCGCAGTGGAAGACGGCGCAGGATGCCGTGTCGGCCATGCGAGGCGTTGACCTGAGCGTGAAGTCCGTTGGTGCCGCGATCCAAGGGCTGAACAGCACGCTGGCCGCGCTGGCTGCTACGCGCGCTGGCGCCAGTGCGGCGACCGGGATTTCTGGCGCCTTGCCGACGAGCAGCACGCCCGTTGGCGGTGGCGCATCCGCGCCTGCCGCGAGCCAGGGAGGCTCCGCTGCCGCTGTACCCGCTGGAGGCCAGAAGGCGCTGACAGCCGCACAGCAGGCCTATTTCGACGCCATCAAGAGCAGTGCTGGTGACGTGGCCGAGAAGTACGAATACGTGGCGGGGCTTCAGGATGTGCAGGCGATGAAGTCGCTTGATGCAGTTAAAGGCGTTGCGAACGATCCGGCGGAGAGTAGCGACGATTACATGCGCCGCCACGGTTACAAGGTCAACGCGTTGGCTAGCGATTATAAGACCCGCTACGTGCCTGCGTTTGCTGGTGGTGGTGACCATGCCGGTGGCCTGCGCGTTGTCGGCGAGCGTGGAATGGAAATCGAAGCGACCGGCCCTTCGCGGATTTGGAATTTCGAACAGACCAGCCGGATGCTGTCAGGCGGCGGCAACAGCGAAGAGATGACAGAGTTGGTGCGGATGCTAAGAGAACAGAACGGGCGCCTGGAGGCGCAGAACAAGCGTCTGGAAGGTCAGCTTTCGGCGATCAGCGATAGCACCCGACGCACTCGTGATCTGCTGGACCAGGTGACCTCAGGCGGCAACTCCATGAGATGCGAAGTGGTCAAGAACGTGGCGGCGGTCGTATGAACATCATCGTGCCAATTCAGATCAACGCCACGCAGATCGGCGCGGGGTGCACGCTGTCGGAAGACGCCACTGCCGCATGGACCAGCGGGACCTACGTGATTGGCGATGAGCGCCACGTGGTATCGACGCATCGCGTATATCGCTGTGCAGTGGCCGGAGCTAGCACGATTAGCCCTGAGCTGGAGCCGACCCGCTGGAAGGACATGCGGCCGACAAATAAGATGGCACCGTTCGACATCTATACCAGCACGGCTGCGACTAGCACGTCGACCGATATCGTCTACCCGATCACGGCGCGTTTTTGCAATGCCCTTGCGTTGTATGGCGCTGTTGGCGCTACCTATGACATTACCGTCAAGGACGTTGCGGGCGGGACTGTCATCTACAACAAGACCGGGCGTCTGCGTGAACCGAGTAGAGGTTGGTACAGCTACTACTTCGGCGGCCGGCGGCCGCTTGCGAAAATAATTGCCACCGGTATTCCCATCCGCCCGGCAGCCGAGATCACTATCACTATCCACGCAGGATCTGGCGCAACACGTGCGTTGGGAATGATCGTACTTGGTAAGTACCACTCCCTTGTCGGCATAGGTCCGTGGGGCGGGACTGAGTATGGGTCGAGCGTCGAACCCGTCTCGTATGGCTATAACAGCACCGATAACGACGGCACAACGACGTGGTTGCCAGGCAGCTCGGCGACCAACCTGCACTGCAAGATCGTTCTCCCACGCGACCAAGCGGACCAGTCCGTATCCCTGTTGCAAGAGGTGCTAGGTATTCCAGTTGCCTGCATTGGAACGGCTGCAGCCGGCTATGCCGGACTAACCACCTTCGGGATTATTTCAGCGGCGCCAGTTAGTTATAACGGCTACGGCCACGCATCTATTGATGTGACAGTAAAAGGGATCATTTAATGCCAACAGCACCAACCCCAATCACCGCGCTGCCACCGGCGCCGAACCCGGATGACGACGAATCGACGTTTGATGCGGCTGCGTATGCCTACTCGGCGGCTCAGCCGGCGTGCGTCACGCAGACCAACGCTCTGGGCGCCAACGTTTTCGCGAACGCTGTAGAGGCGGTAGCTGCGGCAACTGCCGCTTCGATTTCTGCTGGCACAGCGGCAAGTCAGGCTGGCACCGCCACTACCCAGGCCGGTATCGCCACGACCAAGGCAGGCGAGGCAGCCGCCAGCGCAAGCACCGCCGGCACTGCCGCCGGCGCAGCATCTTCCAGTGCCGGCGCCGCTGCAGCCAGTGCGGCCGCAGCGGCGGCGCTGGCCGGAGCGTTCGTCGGCACTAGCAGCAGTTCTCTTGCAATCGGCCTGGGAAGCAGGACGTTCGCAACTCAGGCCGGCGAGGCGTATACGCCCGGCATCTTCATGACGGCGGTGAGCGCGGCGAACGGTTCGAACTGGATGTACTTCCAAGTCACCAGCTACTCCGGCACCACGCTGCTCACGAATGTTCTCGCCTTCGGCGGTGGCGGTACCTTTGCAGATTGGAACCTGTCGCTTGCCGGCGTGCCGGGTGCACAGGGGCCGAAAGGCGATACTGGCGCGACGGGCGGTCTGGCAGGCGGCGCCTTGACCGCGCACCTGAGCGAGCTGAAGGCCCCCAACATTACAGCGGCCAGTACTACCAACGTCTGGGCGGCAGTCGGGAACTCGGCGACGCTGATCGGCACGACGCCTATCACCGGATGGGGAACTGCGCCGCAGGCAGGCGACAAATTCACCTTGATCGCTGGTGCCGTTACGCCGCTGACCCACGGTGCAAATTCGCAGTTGCCCGGCGGGGTGAATTACACGACGGCCGTGGGTGATCGGCTCGAGATCTACGCCGAGACCGCCACACAGATGCGCGTGTCGATTTTCAAGGCGGACGGGCGCGCCGTGACTGGCGGGATTGCTACCGTGGGCTCGACGATCACCACCGACACCACGCTGCCGGCAGCGTCCGCCGGCTACCAGCCAATCCAGATGGCGACCTACGGCAAATCGGTGAAGCTGCCGGACGCCACGACCATGAGCGTCGGTGGGCCGATCTACATCCTTGACAACACCAAGGGCCTCTACTCGGCCGGTATCCGGGACAGCACCGGCACGCTCATCATGGCGGTGGCGCCGGGCAGCGAAGCCATGGTCTCGCTGCGGGATAAATCGACGGCGGCAGGGGTATGGTCTGTGGCAGGCTCCGGCCTGGAGCCAGGGTTACTGACGATCAACTACCAGACCTCCACCTTTGTGAGCGCCGGTGGACTGCAGCCTACTGTCTTTGTCGCGCTGGACAACGACGTGTCAATCCACTTCCTCTACTGGAGCTCGGCAAGCTTCTACGCTGTGGTGGTGGATAACACGGGTAAATCGATATCGACTCCGGTTACGGTAACTGGTTCGGGTGGGCAGCCTGTGGCAGCGTTCAAGATCAGCGCCACGCAGGTTATCGTCTTCTTCGGCTCTGGCGCCAGCAACCACAGTGCTGTCGTGCTGACGTTGACGGGTAGTAGCCCTAACTACAGCATTTCGGTAGGGACGGCTGCAAACTCGACCACGCTTTTCAATGCCGTCTGGGGCGGTGAAGATTCCCGCGGCGAACCTCGGATCGCCCAACTGACCAGCACGCTGTACGTGATGGCAGCACGCGACAGCTCGGGCACCAATGCTGTGGCTATGGTGATCAGTGTGTCGGGCAGCACGATCACCTTTGGTAGTGTTACCGGGGCCATCTCAACCAATGCTCAGGCGGCTGCGGCGATTTATCCACTGACTGCTACCACGGCCCTCCTGCTTCTGACCGTAGGTGCTGGGGCGCCTTATGCTATATATGGATATGTGCTCAGCGTTTCCGGTACGACGGTCACCTGGTCATCTCCGGTCACGATTTCCACCACCAGCGGTACTGTCACCTACAGTCATCTGCTGCTCTCGCCGACCCGTGGGATTATCCTAGCTAACGAGAACAACAATTTGGCGGGGTTCGCTAGAGCCTTCACTATCTCCGGCACGGTCATCACTCCGGGCGGCGGAACGCAGTTGTTCAGTATCGGCAGTGGTACGTTGGATCTCAGTTACACGGCCAGTCGCTCCGGCCGGTACAACCCGCATCTGTGGGCCATCGACGCCAGCACCTTCGGTGCCTGGGTGATTGACCCGTCAGCCAGTGGCGGTGTGAGCATGGTAAAAGTCTGCACCGTGTCCGGGAATAGCGTCAGCCCTGGGAACGTGCTCAACAAGTCCATTTCTTCCCCGGGTAGTAGCAGTCTACCGTATGGCTCCGGCCTCTTGCTCCCACCAGGTAGCACTGAGATGCTGGCCATCAAGCAGACGTTGGACAATACGTCGGGCTATCGACTGCAGGTCGTTCCCGCCAAGATCGCCGGCACAACTGTGACTATGGGGGCCAGCGAACCTGTCCCGGATGTATTCCAGACAGCGCCGGGCAGTTTTCTTATGGGCAAGGTCTCGAACGGTGACTATGCGCTGCTACCCGTCGGATTTGCCGGCGGTTCCAATAACTTTGCTACCGGCCCTAGTAAGGTTGTCATCGTGCGAAATGGCGGCGACAGGGCGATCGTCCGCGGCTCGATCAGCATCCCTGAGATATTGCTACCCAACACGAATCCGGTCGCTCCACTTGCTGCCGTGGCGCCCAACCGCTTCGTGCTGGTCGGCGGCGCCCTGGGCCACCCAGCCGGCAGCACCATCGATTCCTTGCAAATTCTTAACTTGGAGCTCGCAGCATGACGAAAATTCTTGTATTGGGTACTGGCGTCCTTGCAGTAGATCCTGTCGATACCGGCGACAGTTGGGAGACGCCGGGGCAGGTCATCCCAAAAGCAGTGGCGGCCGGCGCGCAACTCGTGGACGCAGACCTGCCAGGAGATTTCAGCCCTGCGCGCTATATGTGGAACGGCACCGACGTGGTGCCGATGCCGACAGCTCCGCAGGAAGCGCCGCCGCGCCGGATCACCAAGCTGGCCTTCCGCAACCGGTTCACGGTGGCCGAGAAGGTGGCCATCGATCTCGCTTCCATTGACGACCCATCATCTGGCGCGGCCGCGCGGCAGCAGGCCGCTGCGGTGCGCGTCAGCCTGGCTGACGCTGCTGCTGCCGCCTACATCGACCTCGCCCGCGATGACACGCGCGCCGGTGTGCTGATGCTGGAGGCCGCCGGCATCCTCGGCGCCGGGCGCGCGTTGGAGATTCTGGACGCCGACATTCAACCTCACGAACGGGTGCAGTAATGTTCCGCGCCGCCTTCTATAAAGGCACGCGGCCGGGCTTCGCGGGCGCCTATAACTATGTGGTTCGGACCTGGACCGATTCGCCCTACAGCCACGTCGAGCTGATCTTCAGCGACGGCATGGCCGGCAGTGCCTCGTTCGCCGACGGCGGCGTGCGGCTCAAGGCCATCGAGTTAGACCCCGCCCGCTGGGACTTCATGGAGTTGCCCGCCCACCTGGAGCCGGCGGCGCGCGCCTGGTTCGAATCGCACGCCGGCGCCAAGTACGACCTGCTGGGCAACCTCCAGTTCATCCTCACGCCGTTCGGCCAGGACCAGCGCCGCTGGTTCTGCAGCGAGGCCTGCGGGGCAGCCCTGAGCCTGCCTGAGCCGTGGCGCTACGATCCGCCGACGCTGGCCAGCGCGCTCACCCTGATTTCCATCCAACCCGCTTCGGCGGGTTTTTTAATGCCCATCTGAAAGGCACATATGGCAGAACCTGCAAGCTCCACCGTAGGCGTGGCGATTGCCGCCGGCACCATCACGCTGACCGGTTCCATTCTTGGCGTGCAATACGACGCGCTGCTCGCCGGCCTGGCTGGCGGGCTTGTGTCGCTGTCGTACCTGCCGCCGATGTCTCCGGTGCGCATCGCTGGCAGCGTGGCCGGATCGTCGCTGATTGGCGGGTGGTTCGCGCCGCTGGCCAGCATCACGGCGGCGAACTACTTCCCCTTCATCAGTGGTGCTGGCGAGACCGCGGTGCGCATAGCGGCGGCTGCGACGCTGGGCCTGTGCGCGCAAGTCCTGATCCCTGCCGCCTTCGCGTGGCTGCGCGCCAAGGGCGGCGCTGCGAAAGGAGGCGCATCGTGATGATCCTCAACGTGATCGCCGCCTTCGTCATCTTGGCGCGCGGCGCGCTCGCCGTCAGCCACCTGTGCCCTGGCACGCCGCTGCGGGTGCGGGCTGGCTGGATCCTGCTGGCCATCGGAGCCGCTGCCGTCATGCTTTCTGGCGGTACGCCCGCCTGGCCGAACGTGGCGCTGCACTGCGGTATAGCGGCGCTGGTCTGCTTTGAGCGGCGCGCGCCATTCTTCTGCGAGAAAAAATGATAACCACCGATCAGCTTGTGCAAATCATGCCCCTGGCGCGCGGCCGTGTCGACCGGTTCCTCGCGCCGCTGAACGCGGCCATGGCCGAATTCGATATCGACACCCAGGCGCGCCAGGCAGCGTTTCTGCCCACGGTGGCGCACGAGTCCGGCCAGCTCGGCACGCTGGAGGAAAACCTGAACTACTCGGCTGAGGCGCTGATGCGCACCTGGCCGCAGCGGTTCCCGCCGGCGACGGCGGCGCTGTACGCCCGCCAGCCGGAACGCATCGCGAACCGGGCCTACGCGAGCCGCGAGGGTAACCGCGAGGAGGGGAGCGGCGACGGCTGGCGCAACCGTGGTGCTGGTCTGATCCAGCTCACATTCGAGAACAACCACGCAGCCTGCGCGAAGCACTTCCGCATCGCGCGCGCCGACGTGGCGGCATGGCTCCGCACGCCGGAAGGAGCGTGCCGCTCCGCTGGCTGGTTCTGGTCCGTGAATCGGATTAACTCCTGGGCCGACGCGCGCGACTTTGACGGCGTGTGCGACGTGGTCAATCGAGGCAAGAAGACGGCCGCGATCGGCGACGCAATCGGCTGGAAGGAGCGCCTAGCGCTGTACCAGGTTGCGCTTCAGGTGTTGTCGTGAGCGCCCTCAACGCGCTGGCCGGCGCGGTGGCGGGGCAGGGCTGGAAGATCGCCAGTACGGTGCTGGCCAGCCTGTTGCTGGCGGTCGGTGCCGCCGGCGGCGCGGCGTGGTGGATGGTCGACCGCGCGCGCGAGCAGGCGGTGGTCGACCTGCGCGCCGAGCAGAAGCTGGTCGCTGAGCTGCGCCTGGGCATTGGCACGCAGAACGCGGCCATTGCAGTGCTGGGCCAGGAGAAGCTGGCCGCCGAGGCGCGCGGCGCGGCCGCCCGGGTCCAGGCTGCTGCCGATGGTAGACGCTACGATGCGGCGCTGCAGCAGCTGGCCGGCGCGCGCGTCACGACCTGCGCGGATGCCATGCCCTTCGTGAACAAGCTGCTTGAGGATGTGCGATGAGCCGGAAAATCCTCAACTTGAGCAAATTGGCAAGTTCGGGCCTGTTCGTGCTGCTGGCCGGCTGCGCCAGTGTGTCGCCGCCCGCGACTCAGACCGTGGAGGTACCGGTCTACGTGCAGTGCGTGAAGGCGCGGCCGCAGCGGCCGGTCTACGAGTTCGACAAGCTACCGGCCGATGCCAGCGACGGCCGCAAGATCATGGCGCTGGCGCGGGACTGGGTGCGCGCGCGGGAGTATGAATTGAAGCTGGAGGCGGTTGTTGCTGGGTGTACTTGA